GAAACAGAGGTCGGGAAGCATGATAATGAGTGTACTGCAGAGATGGGAAACAATTAAAAAAGTCCCTAGCTAGCCGCAAATTAGCTAAGGACAGCACAGCCCGGAGGCCATACGCAATCTCACAATTGCAGTATACCACCTCTGGGCCAGAAATGGAAGGTGAATTTTATGGATATAGGCAGTGAAATGGATAATCTGGTCATGGAGCTGATTCATGAGCTGGGAACGATGAGTATTAAAGATATTCAGGAGTATCGGGAAGAGGTAATGAAAGACTTAACCTCTTTTAAGCGTCCCAAACTGGCAATTATTTTTATCAACACCCTGATTGATTTGATAATCCAGAAGAAACAGGAGAAAGCGAGGGCGGCCATATGATTTATAAGAACTTATCAATAGAGGAACTTCGGGAATATCCTTATCCGAACCTGATGGCAGAACTCATAAACAGCGGGTACAGTATCTGCACGCTTGCTGAGCACATGGGGCTGGGAGAGCACCGCAGGGAAGATGATCCGGAGGTGTGGGCGAAAATGAAAGGTGATTGTGAAATTTCATGTTCAGAAGCGCTGGGATTGGCAGGATTATTTGGTGTTAAGGCAGAGTATCTGTTTAACTATGATTTAAAGGTGTTTTGTGATGAACCAATGGCGTACTGGCGGTGGCATGACGAAAATAAAAGAAAAGAAAGAGAGCACCAGGAGTACCAAGCGCGAGAGGAAATAATCCGTAAGTTGAGGGAAAAACCTTATCTTCTCGACTTTATGAAACAGGCGTGCACGTGGAACAAAGAGGAAGTGCAGTGGGTTACCAAAGTATTGAATGAGCAGAAGGAGGCAGCAGAATGCAGAAAATGATTGGGTTAAGAGAATGCCCATTCTGCGGAGGAGAAGCGGAATTAAAGGTTCAGGATAATGTATTTGGTATGAAGGCGGCCCGCGTAACCTGTAAAAGTTGCCACTGTGTATCAAATTATTTTGTAGAAGGTAAGACGGTCGCATTTACAAATATTCCGTCCAGATTTGTGACATTGGAAGAATGTATTAATAAAGCAGTAGATCAGTGGAACAGAAGATTTGAAAAGGAGGCAGAAGTATGCAGATGATTATGATTCCGGAAGAGAGATATAACCGCATGGTAGAAAGCTATGACAGAGCTCAGGAGGAGTTACGGGAGATTCGGAAGCAGCTGGCAGAGGCAGAAGTATCCTACGACGATGTGGCCCGCGAACTTAAATTATATGACCTGATGGACGATCTGGGTTGTGATCGGGATGAAGCGGAGCTACTTCTCCAGGACGAAGAAGAATCCATTGCGAGATCGCAACAGAGCGAGGAAGGCGGCACCGATGGAAAGTAAGATTTTGAAGCCGGCGGCAGCAGAACCCAGGGGCTATAAAGGATTCTTGTACATAAAGTGCAGGAAGTGTGGAGAGGTCCATGCTTTCTGCACCAGAGATAGGATTAACGGCTCCATATGTCCCCGCTGTGGGACGCGAACCTTCTTTACGGAGCCACTTAAGGTAATGCGTATATACTGCGAATGCGGGCTTTATACGCGCTACATGACGAACCTCAAAGAGGAGGTATTTGACGTAAACTGCATTAACTGCGGTTCACCGGTTGCCGTGAAATACAACGGCCGGAAGAACTGTTACGAGACGATCAGAGAATAGGAGAAGTGCTATGTTGAAAGATATCGAAGTTAAAATAATTGCGCCGGCGCAACTGCCTCCGGTCCTGTATTGGCTGCTTAACCACAAATATCATACAGAGCAGTGGGATTTTGTTGTGATGTTCGATGCAAAATGGCAGATTTTGTATGTGAATAGAACGGTACCGGAAAACGATGTAAAAAAGTTTGTAGATATTGCTTCCTGGCAAACATGGTATATCGGCGATATGGATTGTCCAATAGCTGATGATGTGGAATATGTCTATGAAGCGTATGGCTGGAACGTATGGCACATACTGACAGAGGCTCATAAAGACCGCATGAAAAAGAGAGAGGCAGAGAAGGCGCAGGAGAAGGCAAAGAAAATTCTTCCAGTAATTAAAGCGGAAATGAATGCAATCGTAGACGACGAAATACCGGATCCGATGGACGATTACCTTGTATCCTGTATAAACGATGCTGGCCGGGAGGCTGACAGGGACCGCGATATGCATGAATGCCTGGTGAACACTGGCATGAAGTACGTGTTCTATCTCGGGTATCTGATGGGATCGGGAAAGATTAAGGAGGAGGCCGAAGCATGAAAGCTGCTGGAGTTATAAGAAGAATTGACGATCTGGGGCGCGTAGTAGTGCCGCGTGACATGAGGAAGAGTATGGGGTTACAGGAAGGTACTCCACTGGAAGTATGTGCCACTGAGGAGGGGATCCTTTTTAAGAAACACGATCCGGGGATTACTCTTATGGACATCGTAAATAATCTGGAGAGCGCATTGGACGATAACTATGTCGAACTTGGCGTCGATAAGACACGGGAGATTCGGCTTTGCATCAGTGATCTGAAAGAGATCCTTAAGGAAGCAGACGGGAGGCGGTAAGGTTGAATGGTAACCGTATCAAAGCACGCGGTAAGGCGTTTAAAGGAGCACTGTGGACTAAATAAGCGGTCTGCTCAGCGTATGGCAGATAAAGCGTTTACGGACGGTATAAGGCATTCAGACACCAGAGGGCGGCTGAATAAATGGGTAACGAGCCTGTATTTCTACAACAGGACGGCTGATAATATCCGTCTCTATGGAGACAAGGCTTATATATTCGCAGAAAGCACTCTGGTGACAGTGATTCAGATACCGCCGGATTTACGTAAATATATGCCGTGGAAATAGAATGAAGCTTTCCAGAAGGAGGAAAACCATGAAAAATGCGGATCGCATTAGAACGATGACAGACGAGGAACTTGCGTGCTTTCTGGTCCGGGTAGATGCAAAACTATATCGGGACGATCTGGACGTTGTAACATATCGGACGGATAAGGCAGTAGATACCCTGGAATGGCTCGAAAGAGAAGTATATTAGTGAGAGAAGGAGAAGCAAGATGAATAACGGTCAGAAGATTAAATATATGGAACTGTGTTTGGCAGTGGCGCGGGAAGAGGTTGAATATGCGGAACTGTACAAGGAAAAAGAGCCGGATTATGACGAGGATTTCGATGCATGGTGTGTATATACGCGATCGCATCGAAATCCCAACAAGGCATTGATTACAGATAATCTGAGAAATGTGGCGCGTACGGCGTTTATTTTGGCAAAAGAAATTAATGTTTCAGGCTTTTTTAGAGAATAGAAAACAGCAGCCTTCTGTAACAGTAGGCCGCCTATGGTTTTTGAACTAATCAATTTTGTTTGGAGAAATTTCAATATAAGGAACATCATCAAAGGGATCTGCGAGCAAAACAGTAGCAGTGCTGGTTTCAAAAAAATATGATTTCTCATATGTTTCGGAGGGGGTGCCGAGTAAACCTACCAGAATTTTTTTATAGCCATCTAAATCGGGTTTAGTTAGATAGATAGTACATTGGTCTAATAAGTTAGCTTTATGTTGATACAAATTGAAAGCTAACGAAACAGAAACATCTTCATTGAACAACGATAACGTATAATCACGATTTAATAGTACAGAATCATCGTTGGTTAAAGGATCGCCTTCACCAAGTACAGAAACTACATTAGAGTCAGATTTTCCTATTAATTCCATAAGCGTTTTAAAATCAACTGTGTTTTTATCATTTTTTTCAAATACAGTTTCAGAAACGGACGTTTTTGTGGTTGCTTGTGAGAAAGTTGATGCTTCTGTACCGTTCGAATTGTTTGACTCTGTTGTTGTTTCGGGATCGGAAGATGAATCTAAATTTGTGTTAGACGGAGATTGAGTTCCACAAGCTGATAGCACAATAGTGCATAAAGTTGCGAGTAATAAGAATTTAAAGTTCATATAAGTTACCTCCTTGTAATATAAGCAATATATCATAGTACAAGGTAATATAAAAGTATATTCATAATGATGTAAATAATATTAATATTCTTGTGAAAGAAGGTGAGTTTAATGGAGACAAAAATATTTATCCGGGATGGCGAGACCTGGACGAGGTTTAAGGTAAAAATCCGCGAAGTGGGAGTGTATGCCTACAAGCTTAAAAAGTATGTAGACGTGGACAAGCCCGTCCGACAGAGCAGCCGCTACGCTTATTACGAGGTGAAAGGGGATCTGCTGAACGACCATAAACAGAAGGCCAGGTGATTAAGTGAAGAAATTGATCCTCTTTAACAGGCACCGCCGTGAAAGACGGTACTGGCATGTCGCAATTGCCAGAAACCGCTACAGGGGCCGCTACGCCCTTTTGATGTACTGTACGGAAAATCCCATGCATAAGGCGTATAAAACGCACAGAATCATGGAATACAGGCGCTGTAACGGCTTTTTAGAAGCTTATTCAATGGTTCGGATTTACAACCATTAATCATGATGTAACAGGCAAAGACCTTTTACATAGTTACTCATTTATGTTTATGCCAAAGGACTAATGTGTCACGACGTTATATGCCATTGGTATGCTGTAGGGGGCGGTGAGTAGCCGCCTCCGGAAAGGAGATTTATGAACCCTCAAAAGTTAGAGAAAATTTTACAGTTACAAACTTATGGAATGTATTATCTTACCTGCTATCTGTGGGCTAAGTTTTTTGAAGATAATAATATGGCGTGGGTATACTGCCCGGAGAGCGGGAGAGACGGTATGGTTGATGAGGCAGCAGATTTTTACCTTCCTGATCAGGACGCCTACATGCTTG